GGAAAACCTCTTTTACCGTCCACTAAAGTGCCCACTTATATTATTATACGGTGTGGGGCGAGTTTATTGCGGTTCACCATTCGGAGATGGTGATAAATTTTCCCTTCGGGAAGAGCCCCTCTGAACCCCCATACTAGATATTTTAATAGAGGTGTCGACACCAAAGTGACCAACGCTCTATTGAGAAAAGTTTCCCTTAGGGTTCGTCCCTAAGTAAAAAGGCCGTCTCATACCCGGTTATAATAGATATGTCCTTGACCCCGCATTATCCACTCTCATGAATCAAACAAACAAAAACCAAAACAAAAACAAAAACCCTGAGACACTGGACCACCGTCCAAATGCACCTGAGATACCTATAAATAAATTGTCAAGAAGCGAGAAGAAGAAACTAAACAAAATCTCTGCAAAGAATCCTGTTCGCGTAGTTAGACCAAACCGTCCTAACAACAATGACCCTGTTCCAGCAAGACAGCCTCCTCCTCCTCCACCTCAAGATGAAATTCCCCCTCCACCCCCACCACCACATCCTCCTGCAAACAGAATACCACGTCCACCACCACGTCCTGTTTGGGAATTTCAAATGCCTTCTGTAGAAGATCTAAATCCTGCCCAGGATGAAGAAAACATTTCTTTCCAGTATGAAATTATGGAAAGATTATTTTTCTTCTTCTCATGGAGAGTCTCAAAAACTGACTCATTACCTGCGCCTTTGTTTTGCCATCTCGTTGGTCAACTCTCACGTCTTAATGCCGTTCGTCTTCTGCAATATGAAGATTTCTGCCAGAAAGACCCAGTTGTCATCAGATATGGAAAACAGTATTTAGACATAGACCCTCAAAGTTACTTTAATTTTAAGCAGACTCTACAGAATTTCTGGTATGCCTACCAAAATGAAACCACCAGAAACGCTCTCCGTTTAGCTCGTGCTAACTCCAAATATTCCGAAGGAATGAGGTTAGTATCCAAAAGTCTTACTGAACGTATTAAGTTACATTCTGAGACTTTCGTACAGACGCTAAAATCCATGATCCTTCCAGTCCTCACTATTACCGCAGCCGTAGTAGCAGCTTACACTGGATACGTTAAGATCAAAAGGGAATCTAGGAAGATACTTAACACTAGCTTCTATCTTTTTTATCCACGACAACATCACCAACCAGTGATAGATGCTTACGTTCATGGACATGCCCCGATTCAACACACGATGATACCGCTATTTCCCACCTTTTCTTTATACTTAGAAGAATTAATCAAAAGTATTCCATGCGGATGGATATTTGTTGCTAGCATCGAAAGGCTAGTATATGGGAATTGGAAAACTTGGAAATGGCATAAAAGATCCACGAGGTGGGACTTTTTCACTAGAATCAAGGAACACAAGAAGATAAATAGTCCAAGAGGAGATCTACTCGAACAATACATAAGATTTACTGTTGATCAGGAACCGCAAGGTTTTACTGAAATGATTCAATGTATTGATCTGAATGGTGTACCAGCTACCCACATGGCAAAGACTACTACAGATGCACCTAGACCTTTTGCTACCATTCAACATCCAAATGACAGGAAAGATTATCATCATACGGAAGGGTTTTACCCAGTGTGCTGGATGACCAGTTATATGGTTAGACCAGGGAACACTTATGAAAACCAAGCCGCCACGATACAAGAAAGAATTAAAGCCTACTCAAACTCTCAACCCACTCTGCTTGGAAGAGATTGTATCGATGAGATTCCACATATGGTGATCAATCATGATGATGATCCCGAATATTATTCACGTCTTAATGGCCGACAGATAAGTAATCTAGTGAGTGCTAAGAAAGAAATAGAACTAGGTACTCCAGAGAAAGCGATTGGCTGCCAAATTAAAGGAGACGAACTGATAAACGCTAAAACGAAATCAGTACCTCGCTTTATTTGTAATCTGTCCGGAAGAGAATTCCTAGAAATGGGGAAAGTCACATCTGAACTATCACACTGGTTGTCACACGAAAGTTGGAATTATAGATGTGACGGGAGAATAAGTTACAAAGGAATAACAGTCGTGCCCTATTTCACATGTGGGGCTACATCAAGTTTATTAAATGAATTTGTGAATTCCGCCATGAATAGCAATCAAGGTTTGTTCCAATTGCTCATGGGAGACGACACTCTACTTATTAATCGTTTCTTAGGTCGTATCACTGAAAATGATTTTTCTAGATACGATAGAACTCAGTCAAAACGTTTAAGACAAATAGTTGATAGGATACTCATTAACAATGGTTATGGTCATCTTGTCATACTTAGACAAAAAATGTACAAGAAACGTCTCACGTTCTCAAGAAACAAGAAACATTGTCGTGAACAATTACCCTCTATAACTGATCTTGACAAAAAGAAACCTGATATGAGATTGACCGGAGAACCTGCTACCTGTCTAGATAATTCCATCATCAATGCTTGGATAACCACAATCTGTATCCACCTTGTAGACCAGCGTATCTGCCCTAATATGGAAGAAGCCTACAAGCAATTTGGTTTAGTAGCTAAAGTGAATGATAAACCTTATCTACATCAGACTACCTTTTTGAAAGGAGTCTTCTTGTTAGATGAAAACACTCGCTACGCCTGGGTCCGCCTCCCTTCCTTTTTACTTAAATTTGGAAAGGTCCTCACTGATATACGCTCAATAACTCAGAAAACTTGGACAGATAAAAAGAAATGTCAAGTGGTTTTGATGAGCCAGTGGAGAGGATACGGCCAGATGAAAACAAATTGGTTTTACAAACGTATTGGAGAGGAAATAGAAAGAATCTGCGAATTTGTCGATGCTGAACCCACGCCATTAGACCAATACCACATCACCCAAGATAGAACCTGGATCTGTGATGTTGAATGGAACCAATTTATGATGGACAGATACCAAATGACCCCTGAACACATGGAAAAGATAATTGATACTTATTCCCAAGTCCAACCCGACGACCTTCCTTGCATGATCCACTGCTCAGAGTCCCTTATGTTACTAGACAGAGATTATTAAATCTGTCGACGACCGAAGCTGTTGAAGTCGCAAAACTAGGATAGCGGGAGGAAGGAAAGGAGGATTTACTACTGTGCCTAATAATTACAGTGGCCACCCTTGCAAGAAATTGTTTGGGTTGATCGGTAAGGTTTCCTACCAAAAAA